TCACTAGATTTGTGTCAAAAACTGTCCTTAATAACCTACCGTTCAAATCCTTTAAATTGTAACCATCAACATAGTTTCCATACATTAATCTGTTGCCCATCACAGTCTGTGCCTTAGCAAATCTAGGGACGTTATCAAAAAGCCTTAAAAGCTCTGAGTCGGGTAGAATAGTAAATATCTTGTTACTACCAAACTCAAAGCTATAGTCTGTATTGTCTGCAAGACCATCCTCTTTTTTATCAAGCTTTTGTATAACCTTTATAATATTAGTTCCCGATTCTTTAAAAAGTAAATCAATACCCTTTACTAATAATCCTCCTGTATTAAATGTAATCTGTATCAAGTTTTTAGAATTAACCATTCCTTCGTTTAAAAAGGAGGATATGCTTACACTGAAAGGCTTTGAAGCAAACGCAGGTTTAGAAAATGGTGATGTAGCTGAATACTGATTGTTCTCATAGCGATACCTATAAGCAAAACATAAAAACCTTTCTTCAATATAATCTTCAGTGCTTTCTGTTTCTGAAAGAACAAATGTTGGAGCTGTTAAAGGTGGTCTCTTTATTACAAGCAGTTCCTCTGCAGTAAATTGGTCTACGCCTCCCGATGGCTCAGGGTAGTTTTTATTAATATCAATAAACCTAGGGGCGTTATAGTCATCAGTAAAAAATAAGAAGTCCTCTACCATATCTATACCTGTTATAAGGTATGTGGGGTTAAAGTTTAATACTGACGTACTTATAACATGATACGTTAGTATATCCTCCTTTACATTTAATGACACTATCAAATCCAATGGAGCCCCTGCAGGATTAATACCTGTAAAGCCACGGTCATGAATAAACCAATATATAGTCTCACGTGTTCCGTCCTCAAAGGCACCGATACATCTAGCATTGCTACTTAAAGCATTACCGTCAAACTCAAGTGTTGTAAGCTGAGTGTTACCCTTTGAGTTTTCTACGGAGCCTATCTCTGACTGCTCAGTAGAACCAAGTCTTACGTTTAAGGCATCAATGTATTCTCCATTGGGTACGAGTCTTTCATCGACACCCTTATTCATTTTGCCCGATATAAAATGTCGCTTTGTATTAGCCATCTATTTCATCCATTTATCACGCCCTCGAAGATTCATTAATAACCTTCCGGGGTGAATATTACTTATTCTAAGTTTAGCATTACGTAACTCTGCAGCCTTCTTCTTACGAGCCCTAGCAATAACATACTCCTGTGCGTTAAGCTTTGAGTTTAAAACCTCATAAGTGATATGAGAGTATATGTACTGCTCAAATAATTTATTTACCTGTACTAATGTATCCGCACCATTCTCCATGCCATCAGACACATACTCTAGTATACATGACTCACCTGACATAGAGGAGTCAAAGTTTATTACGCCTGAGCGTTTATCTATCTTGAAGGTAGGGTTGGCATTAGCCGTCTCTGTATTAAGCCCATAGAACGCTCCTATACCGTAGTCAAAGTACCAATACCCATCGTAGTTATAACCCTCAGCACCGTGAAAAGGACTAGCCTCGTTAAGGTATATGCTCTTCTGTGTACCTGTAATCCTATCCATATCAAGGTTAGAGAACTCAGGCTTCAATACGTTTCCGTCTTCGTCAAATAATATCTTGTAGTTATTGTCCTGTAGGTAAGCACTTGAGCTATTGATTTGAATATTCTCTGTCAACGGACGAATCAATCCATCCTTGTATAGTGATACTCTAACCCAATTTACATAGTCAGGCGGTAGAACAAACCTCAAGGCATCGTCTACATTTAATTGTAGCACCTTAATCTCTTTGAATGCATCATAGTTTAACTCCTGAATCCCTCTCTTAGCGTGGAACAATATCTTGTATCGCTCCTCGTTATTAACTATAGAGTGGTTCCCTGAGTACATCAGCATATAGTTATTTACAATATCATATAGGCTGACATACTGATATGAGCCCCAATTAGCACTCTCAGGATTCTTGCCATCATTCTCGTAGTATTGGTATTGTGATATATACGCCATTATTTTTCTTTTTGGTCATTCATTGTTTCCTCAGCTTTACCAAACTGCACTGCCGCTACTTCTCTTATAGACATTCCTGCATACTGAAGTATCTTATTGACTAGCTCTACTTGGTCATCATTACTTAACTCAAAGTCTTGGAAGTCAGACTGAGTAGAATCAAACATTGGCTCACCGTTTGTTAGTGTTACATACGTCCACTTAGGGTCCTTAGGATATCTTATGTACTGACAAAGTATTCCCTCTGTTAGTGTAGATGGAAATGCGGTTAGCAACGATGCCTCTTGCGTATACGCAGGAAACATTCTACTTGGTGCTGTTAGTGTAGAGTTATTAAGCATTGTAATCTTAGAATGCGTAACCTTTTCAATCTCATTCTGCTTAGGTTTAAATATAACATATGCCGCACCAAGGTTTGGTAAACCATCAAATATCCCTGCAGATAGGTTTAATGCTTGACCACTAGCTACACTAGTTACGGTTGCGTGTGTTGGTGCTGTCGGTAAAAGATTAAAAACAATATCTCCTGCCTGAACATCTGTGGCTCTAAAGGTTGCATTACTATCTATAAGCTGCGTTGCAGAAACAGTTGTTATTGTTCCTGTTGCAGCTACTGTCTCATATCCTAACACCTTATTAATAAGGTAGTAGTCATCACCCGTATATGCGGGTGCAGGTAAAAAGAATGTATTGTTGGTATTGTGTGTAAGGTATTTTGTCTCTGAGAAAATCTCAATCACTTCCTCATACCCCTTCTTAATATCAGCTAGTCCTGTACCTGACTGTCTAGCATTCTCTTTATTTATCTGATAGTTATACTGATAGAAGTAATCATCAAAGATATCTAGCTGAGCCTGCTTAGCAAACAGATTGAAGTCTGATGGGGATATGTAACCGTAGTTGTTTTTGTTTAAAACGGACAGTACCGTATTCCTTACTGAGTTAATCATCTTTATTGTTTACACAAAGATAATGAAAAAAAAAGAGGGCTCCTTAAAAGCCCTCTCCTGTTCGTGTCAATACTCAAAGGTATTATGCGATAGCAATTCCTGTAACGGTTACTGCTCCACCTGCTGCCAAGGTTAAACCTGAAAGGCTTACGTCATACTTTGGATTAGTCCAAGAAGTCTGAAGTGCTGCAATTACAGAGTCCTGAATACGGTCTCTTACAGTTACGTTGTTAGCGGCCATAGTACCGTGAGTTAATGTAACAACATCCTGTGCCGCTGCATTACCGTAAGTAATAGTAACCGTAGTGGTGCTCGCTTGCTCAATTAGAACAATACCATCAACAGCAACTAGCTGTGATGTTTCTCCTGTCGCTGTGATAGGAATAGATAAAAACTTTTGCATGATAAAAAAAATTAGCAAATTATGTGAGAATATTCTCAGCACAAAGATACATAAAAAAAGGGACCTGTTTAGGTCCCTTCTTGCTTAAATAAACATTCAAACATTCGTTATGAGGATTACAAATGTACAAATAATATGCCAAATAAAAAAATTATAATAGCTTCTCTAAAACCTTCAGTGCTTCTACACCCTCATCACTCTTAAAATAAGTAGCGACAGTGAAGTGACCATCCTCTCCGAAAGGAACTGTAAGTAGCTTCTTTTTATTTGTAGTGGTATTATACCATACCTCCTTCTGATTCTTTCTAAACTGAATGATTCCTTTATCAAACATCATCATTACCTTAGACTGTAGCTTTAGCTCAGGGTCTCTAACAATATTCAAAAAGTCTTCAGGGTAGTTACGAGCGTATACAAGTATGTCTCGCTTCATCTCGGCTGTAGAAATCTTTGACACATCTACACCAAGTAATACTGCAGCGACACTCTCAAGCTGCTCTATACTTAGCTGTCGTGCTTCAATTAATGCATCGACCTCTAAATTCAAGAACTCTACATCCTCTGATGCATCCTTCTCATCGTTAATCTCTTCATACTTTAATCCATTCATTGGGTGATAGTATAAGAACTTCTGAAGTACCTGATTGTTTTTTGGTACATAAAGCATACCATCCTCAAAGATTATAGGCTCAACAATTGCATTGCCGTCCTGCTCATCTTCAAATGGAGTCTTCTGATTTCGTGCGTATCTTAATGGTCTGTTTACCCCTGTCTCTTCGTCAAACCATAGTAGTGGATATCGTTTAGTATTACGGGTTGGTAACATAAACGTAAGTGGGGAGTTTTGTTTTTTAAGCCTATAGGCTTTGTCTGTGTATTTCTCTTTCTTTTGCATTAGATAAAATTTAATTTTTAAAAAATAGGGAGTGCCCTAAGACACTCCCTTGTATTGTAGTAACTACTCTTACTCTTGGAATAAGAAGAAGTTGTTCGCTCCTAGAGTACATACTGCTCTCTCAGAAAGGAAGTTTACTTCCATTGCATCTAAGTCAGAAGTACGAGCTCCTCCGGCTGAACCTGTAATCCAAGTCTTGTATCGTCTGTCTTCAGTCTCTGAAGCTCTGTAACGTACGTGAAGGAAAGGACGCTTAGCATTCTTACCCATGATTTGGTCATATACAGTAGTTGAACCTGCAGGTACTAATAGTCCGTTTACACGTCCTGAATTAGCTCCTGTTGGAAGTCCACCTCTCATTGTTGGGTCGTTCAAGTATTTCCAATCAGACTTGTAGAAGTCATATCCTCTTCGGAATCCTGTGAATCCAAGGTTAAGTGCCATCTCTTCGTCATTGTCAAACAATCCGTAAGATGTACCACCTGCACCATAAGAGTTCTGAGCTGCTAACATATCATCAATGTCGAATCCAAACTGTCGGTCTAGGAAGATAACATTCTCCTCGATAGCACCTTGCTTGTCAAGACGTGAGATAACAGCATCGAAGTCTGCAAGTGCGACAGGGTTTCCACCGCCCCATACATTTCCTCGCTCCTCTACTACGTAGAAGATACCTTCAGAACCTTTGTTACCAAAGTTAGGGTTCATAGCCGCCCCTGCTCCTGCGTTAGACGCTGCTGAACCTGCCGCTGCAGGAACTGCCTCAATCATTGCAGTCTCAAGATAGTCGTCAAAACGTAGACGAGTCTCGTGCTCAGACTTCAAATACCACAAGTATCCTGTAGCTCCGTTCTCTGTCTGTACTTCAATCCATCCAATCTGTGCCATGTCAGAACCTGATACTTCATACTTATCTTTTAAGATAATTGGAGAGTTCTCGAAAATCATGTCGTCAGCCTCTAAGGAACCTGCCATTCCAACTGTTCCTTTTCGGAACTCAGAACCGTAGATGAATACTGTAACATCAGAGTTACCTGCTCCTGTACCCGCTGTAACAAGACCTCCCGCCTCATATAAGGCTACTTGGAAAGTGTTTGCTGTAGGTACACTAACTACTACTCCCTTGTTGCTTCCGCTTCCGTTGTTCTGAACAATCATAACCGTCTGTCCTGTACGGATAGCGATAGATGGTGTTCCTAAAGCTCCTGCTGTTGAACCTGCAGGTGCTAAAGCGTCATTCACTTGGAATGTAGGGTTTAGAGTAGCTCCTGCTGCTGCTGTTCCTACCTGAGTGTATTTCGTGTGTAGTCTTCCTTGCTCTGCCCATTTGATAAGGTCTGAGTTAGAAGGCAT